AAAAGCAAGGGTTGCCGCTCAACTGCTTGGCAAGGGCTGGCAAGGGATGGCCGAACTTATTGAAGGTGGCGCGGACGATCTCCGAAAGTCCCTTGACAGTGTTTCGGGTTCAAAAGTTATTAGCGAAGATGATTTGCAGAACGCTAAAGATTACCGTGACGCTGTAGATCAACTTAAAGACAAATTTGAAGCAGTTACTTTAGAAGTCGGCAAATATCTTGTCCCTAAATTAGTTCAAGTTTTAGAAATTGCTGAAAAAATTAGTGACACAGTGGGCCTTATTCCTGATCCATTGTTGCATCTTGCTACAGGTGGTTTTTTTGCTAGTGCTGACGGTCAGCCTGGTTTCGCACAAGAAAAGGTCGCTGGCTTAAATGCCGAAATGGATAAATACAAACAGTATTACCGCAGTCGGATTGACGCCATAGAGGGCGTCACTAGAGCAATTGATGAACAGGGTGAAGAAGTTTCAACAACAGATTTAAAGTGGCAAGGTTTAATTGGAACATTAAAACTTGACAGTGCCATGGCTGATGCTAAAGCACAGTTAGACCAACTAAAAGAAAAAGCTGTTGAGGCTTTTAACGGTGCCGATGGTGCTTTAAGCGAATATGAGCAAGGGCTCATTGACGCCAAACTAATGATCCTTGATCTTGCCGAAACTATTGCGTTGACTGACTCACAAAAAAATCAGATTCGAGTCCTTGTTGACACTGGCGAACTTGAGCGCGCTCTAGGTCTTATTAACGTCATCACGGCTGGCGGTTACACGCCTGAACTAAACGCCATGCGGTTCCGTGGTCCGAGAGCCCTCGGGGGTCCCGTCGCACCGGGCGGTTCATATCTTGTCGGTGAGCGCGGGCCAGAGTTGTTTACACCGTCGTCGTCTGGGAACATCACGCCGAACCACGCGATGGGTGGCGGTGCCAACATTACGGTCAATGTTAACGGTGGCGACCCTGACGCAGTGGTGCGAGCAATCCAAAAATATGCTCGACAAAACGGTGCGATCCCATTACAGACCACGACAGGCGCAAGGTTCTAAATGGCTATTACGACCGCTTTTACGATCACGATTGGCAACCTTGGCGCTTCATATGACATCACGTCTGAAGTCATGTCGTTCAATGTGAACACGCAGGTTTCGTTGGCTGAGATCGGTACCAGTAATGGCTCAATGCTCATAAAAAACTTCACGGGGTCTTTTACACCGGGTGGCGGTGGCACATACGGGTCGGTTGACTGGTTTAATCAGGCCGTACTAATTAACGGCACTACAACGGTTGGCGGTGTGCCTACCAGTTTCAAACTGTTTCACGGGATCGTTGACACTTTTGCGTTAGACGACAACGGTATCAATTCGTATGTGACTATTTCGTTTGTTGACGCTTTTACCGCTGGTGGTAGTTCGGCTCCTGTAGATACCACAAGCATTGGTTTTAATGCCTCTTTAACAATTGACTTTATATATGAAAATGGGATAGCTGCAAACCCTGCCAAAATGCCAACACTTGGCGGCACCAATACAAGTTACTCAACTGTTCCTACGTTGTTAAACGACAATTTTTCAGTTTCTTGCAATCAACCTAATATTGGAAATAGTTGCAAATCTTCAACACAATTAATAGTTACCGCAATTGGGCCGTCCATGGTTATTCCTACAACAATCACTTTGACAAACCCTGATTTTAATTATCAACTTATTGATTACACCATGACTCGAAACGCTGCGAACAGGACAACTTTTCTTTTTAAAGACAAAACTGTCTCGGGGACACAACTGCCTATTGGTGATCTTGTTACTGGTTACGACGAGGACCAACTTACTAACTATGTGACCACAACTAACGTGTCTAATGGAAATACAATTACAAGTTTTAACTTAACTAGTACCACAAAATATGGTCAACGGTTTAGGTCTTACACTCAAGCAGGGTTTTTTACGTTAGATAGTGGCGTTACGCAACAAAACACAAACAATTCGTGGATCAACCGTTTTGGTGAAATAACTTTTGCCCCTCAAGAACTGACGCTTAGTTCTAAAATGGTTCAATCGGCAGCTGCTGACGCCGCCGAACCGTTTTGGAACAAGATCCTTAACATTGAGTCGGTGATGTGGCAACCAGTCCAGTTGACCTATACGCCGACCGGGTGCGCTCAGCAAACCAAAATGTCGGTTATTGCTAGTCGCCGTATTTCGGCTACACCGTCGGATTGTCAAGTAACGTTAGGTTTGTTGCCCGCATACCAGTATCAAAGTTTTATTTTGGACGACACATATTTAGGCATACTTGACAGTAGTCGAGTGGCATAAAGGAGAATTATGGCTATTAACCCAAACACAGATTTTTCGTCGGGCGCAGTCCTGACAGCGGCACAACAAAACCGCTTCCCGCGTGGCGTCATGGCGTTTAACAGTGCCACAGCAACAGACGCAACAATCACGGCGGAAGAAGTGCAGATTACAGGCTCGTCGTTTACCGCTGTCGCCAACCGTTACTATAAAATCACTTACTTTGAACCCGACATAGTAAACGGAACTGGCTACTTTTCCTTTCGAATTAGGCAGACAAACCTTGCTGGAACAGTTCTAAATAGTTCATACAATACAGCAGGTACAGGCATTGACCGTCAAGCAATGATGATATGGGTCGGAACTTTTTCCGCTGGCACAGTCAATGTTGTAGCGACCGCTCAACAGAGCTCTGGCACAGGAACACTTGCTCGAAGTGCAACAATTGTCGCATATCTTTTAGTGGAGGACATAGGACCAGCATGATCATTTACATCGCAGGCGACACCGCCGAAGAACAAACCGAAAACTGCCGATGGGCAATCAAAACATACTTAAACGAATCCGATTGGACACAGATCCCGAACAACCCGTTAACGCCCGACTACTCGGCAGAATGGGCGACTTATCGCCAAGAACTGCGTGACTTCATGGCGACATGGACACCAAGCAACGAGGCCGACCTACCAGACCCACCGCTGCCATGAAAACGCTCGCCGTGATCGCAGCTCTTGCAGTCGTCCTCATGTTCGTCGTCACAGGGTGTAGCGACCGCACTCGAAACAACTGCGAAACCCAACCCACAGCGCCCAGATGTGACACCTCAACAGGAGCAACCACACCGTGAAGAAATACACCAACTCCGAAATTAAAGCGCGCCTGGTACTTATGGTCGGATTTGCATTGTCGCTGACATTCATTATGAGTATCGGAATGATCCTCTACTCACTCGCGTTCGTCGTACAGCCCTTGGAAGTGTCACCCAACGACTCCAAAGCGTGGGAAGTGCTCTCCAGCGTTCTACTGGTTTTGGCTGGTGCGTTGACAGGATTACTGGCCAGTAACGGCCTCAAAGACAAGGGACAAAACCAAGATGACTGACTACCCGGTACTACCCCTGATCATGCCGACCGACCTAGAAGGTCAAAAGAACGGCGAAATCAAACCAGCCCTATTACGCGACATCAAAGCCCCAAACGGCAAACTGCACAGCCTTGCGGCCACCGCATGGAACGCGCTACAACTCGCCGCGTACTTTGACGGAATAGAACTCAAGCACGTCGGCGCATACCGCCCACTAACCCAACAAACCGCCCTGTTCAATGAACGGTACGAAGCCAAACCAAACTTTCGTAAACCCCAAGTAACCCGCAAATACAACGGTCAAGTGTGGTGGCTAAAGCAAGGTTTCGCCCCAGCAGGCACCCCTTCCACCAGTAATCACGGCTGGGGACTCGCGATAGACGTCGCGTCCGCTTCAGGAAAACGACTCGAATGGTTACTAGGCGACGGATTCTCTACCAGCAACGCCCTAAAGTTTGGGTTCTCTTGGGAAGTCAAAAACGGCGCTAACGCAGAAGCATGGCATATCCGATACGTCTGCGGAGACAACCTGCCACAAGCCGTCCTAGATGCTATAGCGGCTTTTCCTACACTTGACGTGCGGTGACTTGACATTTGGTCTGGGAGTCGGTCTAATGACTGGCAACCAAGTGCGTCCCGTGATAGCGGGACCCCGACCGCAGGAGGAAACAATGCAACCATCCCTTTTTGACGTTCTCGAAGTTCCAGCCGAGAAACTCAAATACGAAGCCTTCAAAGAAGCGAACCCGTGGGTCATTGAACGACTCACCAAAATGTGTTACGCGCTGTACAACAACGGCCACAACCATTACGGCATTGGCGCACTCGTAGAAGTCCTACGCTTTCAGCACTCAACCACTTACGACCCAAACAGTGAGTTCAAGTTCAACAACAACTATCGCGCCTATCTGGCACGCGAAATCATGCAAAACAACCCAATGCTTGAAGGATTCTTCAGCACCCGCAAATCAGTTGCGGACCTATCAGAGGACTACTAAATGAAC